AAGATGGCCCAGGAATACCACCTGTCTTGACTATGTCAGGCATCGGCCTGCGCACACTCTGCCCGCTAGACATCATGCCCCTCCAAAGCTGGGCGCGGAGTCCCTGGGGTAGGTAAGCCAGGGATACTCCGCACCCAACCCATTAACCGCCCTAGGCGGCTCTTGGAATCTTGAACGCTGCCGCGAGTCCGACCTGACCGTCGCCCCGACGTGAGGCGAAGAAGCCGACCTGATCGTTCTCCATGTACAGCGAGTCGTTCCGACGGATCGTGAATCCGACCCTGTCGAATATGTAGTACTGCCGGAAGTCGCCGAAGATGGCGATCTTCTCGGTGGAGGTGATGGTTCCGCCCAACCCGCTGACAACGTCGGTATCCACCACTGGCCGACCCAGGATGAACGCCGCCGGAGCCGTGGTGATGTTGGCGATCCCCGTCACGCCGTTCCCGGTAACCTGGATTTGGTTGATGAGGCTGTTGATTGCCGACTTCATCACCCAGGTCGAGTTCGCCCGGTGCTGCGCCTCCAGGGCGTAGAACGTGCCGATGAGGTCGGCGACGACCACTGAGGTCGATCCGGCCATCGTGTAGAAGGCAACGCTGGAGTCGGACATGATCCCGGCGTACTGCGTGGTGTTGTTACCGCTGATGATGCCCACGTCCTCAAACCGGCCAGCCGACTCTTGGAATACCGAGGTCAGCAACGCCGGGAGGTTGATCGCCGAATCGTCCAGAAGCTCCCTGGTCACCTTGACCAGCCCGCCGGATTTCTCCAGCGCGAAGGCGACCTGCCCGACGGTCGGGGTCTGGTCGCTGTACGCGGCCTCCTCCGCTATCGCCGCCCAGGTGGCCGAACCCATCGTGGGAACGTAGCCGTCCTTGGAACTGACGCGGATCACGGTGCAGAGGGGCCGAAGCTGCGATCATCCCCTCAAACTGCTCGACGTTGCCGCCAGCGAGGGCCGCTTCGGCCTGACCAAGGAGAGCGTTGGCTTCCTTGCGGGTTTCGTGCGTGTTCAAAATCCTTACTCCTCTTTCTGGTTGTGTATTCCATGCAGGGCGAGCTTGGCACGTTGTAGGCGCAGGGATCGCTCTGCCGTGTCCAAGACAGCCTCTGGGGCCGTGTCGGAGGCGGCTACGTCCGGTGCGTCCTCGGTGTCTTCCTCGCCAGTTGCTGGCTCAAATAGGATGCCATCGTGATCGGTGCAGAACGACCTGGCCTCGGTCTCGCTCCAGTCATCCAACGGCAGGCGGTATGAAGCAATTTCCCAATCGCCGGTGTCCTTGTCTCGCCCGAATAATATCTCCACGGGCCGGTCGTCAATGGTCTCAGTGCTGGCGCGGAACGTGTCGAACTGACCAGGCTCCCGCATCCTGCAAGCGTGGAAGTTGGGGTACGGCTTCGACCCGTCGGGAAGATCGGCAGACCGTAGCTCGGAGGGCCTGCGACCAGACTCGCGGAGATGCCGCGCCAGGTGGTTGTAGACCCCGCGTCGGTCGGTCTCCGGTATCGCCATCTTGCGGGCGTTGAGGTTCGCCAGAGCAGTCGTGATGGCCCTGACGTTAGCCGCACCGCCTCGACCGTTCCGACCGATCTGATGGTGTAGATATTTGTAGCTTGACTTGAGTTCGGGATCGCCCTCGACATCTACCCAGGCATGAGCCGCTCGGAGGATCGCCGCGCTGCCCTTGATGCGGCCACGCATCAGGCTACCGTCCCAGGCGTCCTCGACCCATGCCGTCAGGTGGGACGGGATCGCGCCCTTCGCCTCATCCGTTACCGGCGAGGTCTTAGCCGCAACTGTCGAGGTCGATGGTGACGATCCTCGGATGACCGACGAGACCTCCACCCAATCGAGGTTCGCGATCCGTCGCAGTACAGTCGAGACGTCGCTGCCCTCCTGGCTCACGTCGCTGTCCTGCGGAATGTTGAAGCCGATGCTCCACTCGCGGACGTAATCGCCTGCCACATTGCTGTAGGCGTCCCGGCCCGCTTCGGTGTCCATGTTGAATTGCATCCGCGTGAACAGCCGGTACTCGTCGCCTTCGATGTATTTGGGCTGGGCGAAGATGACCTTGCCGACGAGCTTCCCCTGGTCATGGCCTGACAGCACGGGAATCGGGAGGTTCTCGCGGATGGACTTGTCGAACGCGGTCGGCTCTACTATGTCCCCGTCCGCGTCCATGACACCCATTGTGTTCGTGTACGCCTCGACTATGCCCTCGGCCTCGTCGATGGCCTTGGCGCTGGCGATCATGGTCTTGTGAATCATATGGCCTGCTCCTCCGGCTTGAATCCCCTGGGCATCGGCATCCAGTTCAGCGTCCCGTTCGGGTGGTCGTCTACGAGGGCGGCTGCTTCCGTTGTGTAAATCAGCCCGTTCCGTTCGGAGCAAGTCCGACCATCGCCAGGGTCAATATAGGTGTCGTCAGAATCGCCGCCGTCGTCAGCCTGGACGTAGAAAAAACCCTGCTCCTTGTAGAACCCGACCGTGGTCTGGTTCTGCGTCCGCATGATCTCGGTGCGGGCGATCAGCCGGGAGCGGTTCTCAGTCTCAGTCAGCAAAGAGCGGATGCCTGGGAAGTTGTCGTCCGGTACTCCCCGCGCCAACTGCGTGACCGTGTAGCCCCGCTCCACGCCGATCTCGACGGCCTTGCTGATGGCCTTGTTGGTTGTCCGGTGGATCATCGCGGCCCGTGTCGGAGCTTGCACCAGTGCCTCCTGCACCACGGGCAGCTTGTCATCCCAATCCAGGGTTCCGGCAATGCCGAGGGCGTTGATGATCGAGAACGTCTTCTTGCTAACCTTCCGCGCCGTTGCCTCAAGGATGCGCGACAGGTTGCCCGTCTCGATGGGCGGCAGCATATCCTCAACGCCGAATGGGAAGTCTTTGACCACCTCGGTCTGACGCTCCATGTGACGCCCCAGGATGCCGTCTACGCGGTTCCTGATGCCTCGGAAGTGGGTTAGTACCTTGGCAGCCAGTTCGTCCGTCTCCTCCTCGCGCTCCTCGATCAGTTGCTCCCGCATTATCCGGCCACGCGGGGCCACACGGGGAGCCTTCAGCTCAGGCAACGCCAGCGACATGGTGCTTTGTGGTAGAGCCGCAGCGGGCGGCTCATCCCCCCACGCCACAGAGGTTAACCCCAAGCCATGCCGAACCTCGTTGACGGTTAGGACACCAGACCCGATAGCTGCGAGGGTTGGATAGCTGATTACGTTGTCGGTAGCCCCCAGCCCCATCTCGGCCCTGACCTCATTAACAGTCAGGACGCCGGACTTGATGTACATATCCCGCCGTGCGGCCTCCGCATTCTTATCCTCGTAGAGCGCCTGAGTATCAACCGCGTCGAATCCCAACTCCTCCCGCGTCTCGTTGAGAGTGATAATCCCACCAGCGAACAGGGCTGTCAGCCGAGCGGTCGTCGCTGCCTGGTCATCGAGGACGCCCCGCATTGCAGCCCAGTCGACCGCGAGGGTCTCGTTCCCGGTGTACTCGTCGAACAGGTTGCGGTTGAAGTACCGGAGGATGCGGGCGACCATCGGCTCCAGGGTCTCGGAGTGGAACGCCAGACGGGCCTCCCGATAGTTGCTGAAGGTGCTTCTTTGGAGTCCGACATTTGCGCCCACCAAAATCGGTGGAACGCCGAAGACAGCACAAATTCTGGACTCGGTCAGGTTGTGCAAACCTGCCAGTTCCATGTCTTTCGGAGAGTTGGACATGGGCTGGTACTCGGCATCGTCGTCGAGGATGGCGATCCGATGGAAGTTGTTGACCCCGCCAAACTGGCTGCGCCACCGTGACCGGATCGTCGACGCCTCCTCCTGGGAGGTCAGCCGGCGCTTGATCTTCAGCAGTCCAGACGGGACGCCAGCGTTTTGGAAATAAATCTTCGCGAAGTCGGTCATGTTCAGATCGAGGTTGACCATGCGGGACAGCACCTTGAGCGGACTGAGGCCGTAGAGATCGCCACTCGGATGCGGGAGTGCCAGGTGACACATATCGCGGACGTCCACGCTGTACTCTGTGCTGCCGACGGTGTAGATGTAGCCCTGCGCCCCGTAGTCCCCAGGCACGATGGTCACGCGGTCGGGCCGCAGGAGGTAGATGGCTGAGACCTGGTCGTTCCGCGCCCGCTCCTTGATGGCGTAGGCGTTGCCTGCGACCATGAGGAACGTGACCAATCTCTCGATGAATGAATACCAGTCGCTGTAGGGGTTGGGCGTAGTGGTCAGGTCGTAGAGGAGGCCCCGGTCAACCTCAACGGTGCCGCCATCGGTTGACGGGGCCGAGACATAGTACCGGGGTGTAGCTGCGGAGGTTGCTAGCTCGCGGATGCAGGCGTGAACGATCTCGTTCTTGCCATAGCCCTCGGAGGCGAAGTTCTCGTAGTTGGCGTCAGGATACGAGGCCACGCCCACGCCCATGTTGAGCGGGACGGTAGTGGACAATTCCGGTTGCTGCTTGCGGAACAGCGTGTCCCAGAACGCCAAAAGCGACCTCCCCGGCGTTCGGGCTTGCGCCTCGGACACATCACCGGATTAGGCCACTATCGAGGACTCTACCACGCCGCGTCAGATCGAGTCAATCAGCCTCGTTGCGGGACTTACACCGGGAACAGACGATCACCGTGCCGGGTGCGGCCTTCTCGGCCAGGAGCTTACCGCAACTCTGACATCGGAGTTCCTTCCTAGAGTGGGTCATCATGGTCATAATCAAAATACTTCGCCACTCTTCCTCCATCCCATTCAGACCGGGCCATGATATAGCGGGTTTCGGTTTCTACCGCTGCCGCAGCATCGCGGTAGCATCCCCAATGCACTGGACGGAGATCATCTGCGGGCATCCACTTGTAACACATTGAACAGCGCCTGGTTTCGTCTACCATACGCCAACCCCTGGAGCGCCTGTGCGGCCATAGATCGCGAGGGCCAGCGCCATCACGCAGTCGTCGTGCATCCCGTCTGGCGCAGAGTACCGGACGCCCGTCCTGGTGTACTCGTAAGCGAAGACGTCAAGCTCGGAGACGATCACGCCCTGCGGATACCGCACCTCTCCGGTCTGGATCGCCATCGCCAAGCCCTCCATGAGCTTCTGCTTAGACGAGGAGGAGAAGTGGTAGCCCTCGACGTTCGGTAGCTCCCGCTGGAGCCGCTCAACGATAGGATCGCCGACCCCTGTCGAGTCCACGATAGCGGGCGTTAGGCCGATCTCCTGGGCCAGCCGTCGGACAGTCTCCTCCCAGGGCCATTGGTATCGGTCGAACCGGCAGACGGCACCGGTCTCGTCGAGGCCGACCACGACCGTCCAGTCAACGCTCTTCGCCAGGTCGACCCCGTAGACCACCGCAGGATCGCCGGAGACGTCCCCGATGCAAGCTCTGATAGCCTCCTGCCCGAACGGGTTCCCGCCGTCGTCTGACGGCTCGGCGAAGTAGAGTTCACGGAACACGCTCTCCGGGAGCTGCCGCTGGGCCTGGTCGATCTCCTCCGACGCTATGATCCCCGCGTCAATGGCGTCCGTGGCGGTCAGCTTCGCATACGCCCACTCCGGCTCCCCTCCCTCGGCCCGACGTGCCAGGGCATACGCCCAGTTACGCCGACCCTTGACGTTGCCGATGATCCGCACTGGGCCACGGGTCGCAGTCAGGGTAGAGCGGATCGCGTGCCACGCCTCCTCCCGCATCCTCGTCGCCTCGTCCAGCACGGCAGCATAGACGTCCTCGCCGTAGAGGTTGTCAGGCTTCTCCGCAGACTTGAACGAGATGATCGCCCCGTTTACCAACGTGATCGTTAGCTCGGATTCGTTGGCCGCGTAGAGGGTCTCCGGCAGGCCGCGCTTGAGCCGCCGGAAGGCGACCTTGGCCTGGGGGTAGACGGGACTGACCCACCAGTACGCCTGACCCCGCAGCCCGCCCATAGCCCGCTCCAGTATCCACGCGATGCAGGCAACGGTCTTGCCGCACTTGGTTGACCCCTCGATGATCCCGTAGCGGTCAGGGCTGAAGATCGCCCTCTGCTGCTTCGGGTAGAGACTGGGCCTCCGGTACGTTACCGTTGGGGCCGTCGCCGTTGAGGTAGTTACCACTCGCCGCCTCGATTGAGAATGTGACCTCGCCCTGGGTCAGGTGGATTGAACGTTGGTCGATGGTGATCAGCGGCTCCTTCGGGATCACGCCGTTGATCTCCGAGATCCGGTGCATGATGGACATCACCATCTTGGTCGCGGTCTCGTCAGCGTTGAGAGCCTGGGGCCACCACCGGGACAGGAGGGTCGTGTACCGCTCCATCTGGAGGGCACGCATCTGGTCGGCCATGCCGATGTGCCTCTCGGCGAGGTCGTTCAGGACGCGCTTGATGTCCCGGTGAACCTGGGACTTGTCGACGCCCAGGGTCTCCCCGATCTGCTTCTCCGTCGCCCCGCCCTTGTACAACTCCAGCATCTGATACCGGCGAAGCTCCCACTCGGCTCGCTTCTGCGGCGTCGGATATAGCCCCGGCTGCTTGCGCTTTGGCATTAGACCTCCACCGCCTTCTTGAACCCTTGTCTTATAATTAGCGGAACGGCCCGATGCCAGTTAATCCTATGATGGAGGCGAGGATTCTGCGGCCCAATAGTCCGACTGTTGTGGAGAGACCTAATTGTCGTGCAAGAAGGAGCCGCCATCACCGTATAGAAGGATTTCATATAAGTACCAGACTCCCGATACAACTCAGTCATACCCCCTTTGTTTGTCTGAGTACGAAGTTGGTCGAGTTGAAGCGGCATATATGTAAAGAACAAGTCTCCA